GTTTCTTGATACTGCCTACTCTGATTTCAAGACAAGGAACATAGGTTTGATTGCACAGATGGCATACGAATGGTGTCAAAGAATTGGCGATATGAGACTTCTTGAGTGGTCAAGTATAGACTTAGATGCTAAACGTGTACACATAGAACAATCAAAGCGAAGAGCACAAGTATTTCTACCTATATCTGATGAGTTACACGAGATGTTAACACAACAGCATGATGACTATGGGTTTCAAAAGTATGTAGCACCTCGTCCAAAAGCCTACAGAGGGGCATACAAGCCTTATACACTTACTAAGCTACCTATACTAGCTAGAAAGCTAATGTCTTCTGCAGGACTCTCTAATGAGCTACGATTGAGTGACTTACGTAGGACAGGAACAGTTGAGATGGTAGATGCAGGTGTATCTATGGGTAATATTATGTCTGTTACAGGTCATGCTAACCCACAATCTGTTAAACCATATATGAAAAATACATTCACGAGTGCTAACTTAGCATTGCAAGCAAGAAAAAATTTGACAGAACAAAAAAGCTGTGGTACAAGCATGTTAAGTGCCGACAAGGAAGGATATATATAATAACATGTATAATGTATATCAATATATAAATGATTTAGAAATACGTAGTGGTGAGACAAAGAGATTGAACTGTCCAATGTGTAAATCTTATAAGACTTTTACTGTTACAAATAATATGGGTTCTCTTATATGGAATTGTTATAAGGCATCTTGTAATGTCAAAGGCAACTCTCGTGTTCGTATGACTGTAGATGAGATACGTGGCATAAAAGATGTGTCCCAACTTGGGACATCATTTGAATTGCCTGACTATATTGTATCTCGTGACAAAGATATAAAGTCATGGTGTGACACATGGGGTCTTGATGCAGATGCAATGGACTTACGTTACGATGTAAAAGAAAACAGAGTTGTATTTCCTATCAAAGATAAAGGAAGAATTGTTGATGCTACAGGTAGGTCTATGTATCGTAGATTACCCAAATGGAAACGATATGGTGCTTCGGACTTGCCTTTCTCATTTGGTTGTGGTAACATCGCAGTTGTTGTAGAGGATTGTGTGAGTGCAGGAGTAGTTGGAAGTGATGTATTAGTTGGGGTAGCTGTGTTAGGTACGTCATTGTCAGATTCACATAAATTGTTTCTTTCACAATTCTCTACTGCAATAATAGCACTTGACCCTGACGCACTACCCAAATCTTTTGCATTCGCTAAAGAGTTACGTTCACATGTCAAGGATATTAAGATACTAAAACTAAAAGACGATTTAAAATATAGAAACGAAGAAGACATAATCAATTTAAAACTACTAACCCCAAAGGAGACACAGATATGGAATTAGCATTAATAAGAAGTTTGATGGACAAATCATTTTATGATTCCCATCGTGGAGCAAAGTGTCCTGATAGATTATTCAGTAAGGATGCAAGAAAAGTTAAGCAGTCTATAGACAAAGCTATGAGTAGGTATGAACGAACTGTTACACCTGATGAGATAGAAGCATTGTTCATGTCAAGTAACCCAACTCTAACGACTGCACAGAAGCAAGCATATTCTCACTTATTTAAGCAGATAAAGAATGAGCAACCTATGGGAGAAGATGTTGCACAAGAAGTGTTATCAAAGTTGTTTCAACAAGTTGTTGGCGAAGACATTGCTAACATAGGTTTTGATTACGTGAATGGAGCACACTCATCACTTGAACCTATACGTAACATACTAGAAATATACGGAGATGATTTTACACCTAACCTTAACGTGGAGTGGGATGACATGGAGATTGATACATTACTAGCTAAGAATGATTTGGAAGCACGTTGGGCTTTTAACGTGCCAAGTTTAACAAGACAGGTGGAAGGTATAAATGCAGGGCACTTAATTGAGATAGGAGCTAGACCTAATACAGGCAAGACATCTTTTCATGCAAGCATTATCGCAGGTCCTGATGGCTTGGCACGACAAGGTGCAAGTTGTATTGTCTTATGTAACGAAGAGGGTAGTCACAGAGTGGGTGCTAGGTACTTGACTGCTTCAACAGGTATGACTATGCAAGAGATAAGAAAGAATCCCACTCGTGCACGAGATATGTATGCACCTGTCAAGGATAACATCAAGATAAAAGACGCAACAGGTAGGGACATGGCATGGGTTGAGAGTGTATGTAAAACATATAAACCTGACATAGTGGTTCTTGATATGGGAGATAAGTTTGCAAGGACAGGTGGCTTTGCACGAACAGATGAAGCACTTAAAGCTAATGCTATTCATGCTCGTATGATTGCAAAGGAGCACAAGTGTGCTGTGTTTTACATGTCGCAGTTGTCTGCTGATGCAGAAGGTAAGGTGTTACTTAATCAAAGTATGATGGAAGGTTCACGTACAGGTAAGGCAGCCGAAGCAGATTTGATGATACTAATAGCTAAGAATCCACCAAGACAAGATAGTGAAGAAGAGGATTTACAAAGACATTTAAATGTGGTAAAAAATAAATTGACAGGATGGCATGGTGTTGTCCATTGTAATTTAAATTATAGAGTAGGTAGATATGAAGCATGACACAATTTAATTTATTTAAAGACTTACCACAAAAGGAAGACCCACTTGTTGATGGTGTTGTCTGCATAAAATGTGATATAAGGCAACCCATTACACACTTCTCTGTTATGAAAGCAGGTGAGATAAAGAGAACATGTAGGTCTTGCAGAAAAGGTCATAAAGAAATCTTGAATAAATTAAGAAATGAAAATGCTTATCCTGACAAAGATTATTCGTGTGCGATATGTGATAGAACATTAGAAGAGTTAGGTAAGCATGGTCAAACAAGATTACAGAATTGGGTGCTAGACCATTGTCACGACACCAATACATTTAGAGGTTGGGTATGTCATAAATGTAATACAGGTTTAGGTGGATTCTCAGACAGCTTGACTATAATAGAAAGAGCAGTTATATATTTAAAAAAACATAAGGAAAGATTAAATGAAATTAACACTTGACGTAGAAAATACAACAACAAAACGAGATGGCAAGTTACATCTTGACCCATTTGAGCCTACCAATAAATTAGTTATGGTAGGGTGCTTGACAGATAAAGGAGAAGAGTATCTGTTTCGTGATAACTTTGATGGTGTTCAAGAGTTGCTTGACCAAGCCACTATTCTCATAGGACATAACATTGCATACGACTTAATGTGGATATGGGAATGTGGCTTTAAGTATGATGGTCCTGTCTTTGACACTATGTTGGGAGAGTACATATTACAAAGAGGACTCAAAGAACCTTTACATCTTAAAGATTGTGCATTGAGGTATGACTTAGACACAAAGAAAGAAGATACATTGAAAGATTACTTTGCTAAAGGTTACAACACAGATGAGATACCTAAACAAGAGTTATCATATTACTTGTCAGCAGACCTACATGCTACACAACAATTAGCTGATGCTATCTATAAAAAGTTGAACACAGAGGAATATGGTAGCTTAATGAACTCAGTCATATTAACTAACAAAGTCTGTGTAACATTAGCTAAGATATACAAGAATGGTTTTAAGGTAGACAAGAAAGCATTAGACGAAGTAAGGGTAGAATTTGAACAGGAAAAGCAAGACATAGAAAAGAGACTCAAGCAACAAGTTCATAATCTTATGGGTGATACACCTATAAACTTAAATAGTCCTGAGCAAATGTCGTGGGTTATCTATAGCAGAAAACCTAAAGATAAAACTATGTGGGCAAATAACTTTTACAGATACATGGATACCAAAACATATAAACAAACAGTAGAAGCTAATTCAAGTTTGATTTATAAAACACAAGCAGTTAAATGTAATGAGTGTTATGGTGAAGGATACATTAGAAAGATTAAGAAAGATGGTAAGCCTTTTGCTAACCCAAGTAGATGCAATAACTGTAATGCTTTAGGTTACAATTTTTTACCTACAAAAAAGATAGCAGGTTTAAAGTTCATAGCACCTTCTTCTACGTGGGTTAGTGCTAACGGTTTTACGATAAACAAAACATATCTAGAGACATTGTGTAGTGTAGCTAAAAAGAATAACATGCAAGATGCAGTAAACTTTTTAACTGACCTACAAAGATTGTCTGCTTTGGATACGTATTTGTCTTCTTTTGTGGAAGGTATAAATACATATCTAAAACCTAATGACATGCTTCATGTTAGACTATTACAACACAGAACTTCAACAGGTAGGTTTAGTGGTGCTGACCCTAACATGCAGAACATGCCTAGAGGTGGTACATTCCCTGTCAAGAAAGTGTTTGTATCACGTTGGGAAGGTGGCAAGATACTTGAAGCTGACTTTGCACAGCTAGAGTTTAGAACGGCTGCCTACTTATCTAAAGATGAAACAGCAATAAAGGAGATTAAAGATGGTTTTGACGTACATGCATACACTGCTTCTGTCATTACGGAATCAGGTCAGAAGACTTCTAGGCAAGAAGCCAAAGCCCATACCTTTGCCCCTCTATATGGAGCAACAGGATTTGG